TGCAGCAATCAGAACTAATTGTGGTGATATCTGTACAGCGATTGATAATGCAAGTGACATGACTTCATTTAAAGCATTGTATGCAGACGAGTTTAATAGTGATGGTTCAGTTAAAACAGTAGCAAGAGTAAATAGGTGGACATCAGATTCTACTGTAACTGACTACATAAGATAATGTTATGCTTAGTGAAGTCCAGATTATTGGCGGTATAAATAAACAAGTCACACCTACAGGAGCACAAGGTAAATGGGTTGACTGTGATAATGTAAGATTTCGTTATGGTTTTCCAGAAAAAATAGGTGGATGGGAACAAACTACTTCTAGTACATTAGTAGGTGTTGCAAGAGATATGCACATTTGGAGTGATCTTACTGGTAAAAGATATATAGCAATAGGAACAAATAAAGGTTTGTTTTTATACCATGATGGTGCTTTTTATGATATTTCACCTTTAGATACAAACATAACATCATGTACTTTAACCACCACAAATAATTCAGCGACCGTTACTGTCAATAAAGCAGCTCACGGATTACAAGTGGGTGATTTATTTTTGTTTTCTAGCGTAACGTTACCTGTATCAGGTACTGGATTTGTTGGTGCGGATTTTACACAAAATGTATTTGAAGTAATAACAAGAACATCAGACACTTTTACAGTTACAGCTGGTAAGGTAGAGTCTGGTGCTGGTTTTACTGCTGGTGGAAGTGTTACTTTGTCTCCATATTTTAAAGTAGGTGATGCTGTGCAGGTTACTGGCTATGGTTTTGGAAGTGGTTTATATGGAGGTACAAATCCGACTATAACAAGCACAACATTAAATGGTGCTTTATTAGATGATGCAAACGGAACAGGTGGGTCAGGCACTGCGATAACTTTAACTTCTGTTTCTGGTTTTAGTAGTAGTGGTGGTACATTGAAGGTAGGAGAAGAATTAATAACTTACACTGGTGTAGCAGGTAGCACTGTGACAGGAATTGCAAGAGGAGCTTCTGGATCTACTAGATCTGCTCATAGTGATGGAGCTGTAGTGCAAGAGGCCTCTAACTTTACTGGTTGGGGAGATGCTTCACCTACTGGTGAGGTAACATTAGAACCAGGAAACTGGTCATTAGATAATTTTGGGCAAATATTAGTTGCGACTGTAAAAAACAATAAAACTTTTCAATGGAACCCGAGCAGTGCCTCGGCTCTGTCAACAAGAGCTACAGTCATAAACAACGCACCAATACAAAGTGTGATGACTGTAGTTTCAGACAGAGATAGACATTTAATTCATTTAGGCACTGAAACCACTGTAGGAACAAGTTCTCAAGATAAAATGTTTATACGTTTTGCAGACCAAGAAAACTTTGAGGATTATACCCCTACATCCACTAATACGGCAGGTACTTTTAGAATAGATAGTGGTACAAAAATAGTAGGAGCTGTTAATGCTGGTAGTTACATATTAATTTTAACAGATACCTCTGCCTACACGATGCAATTTGTTGGTCCTCCTTTTACCTTTGCTATTCAACAAGTTGGAGCTAATTGTGGTTTAATATCTCAACATGCAATAGTTGCTGTGAATGGTGTCGTGTATTGGATGGGACAAGCTGGTGGTTTTTACGTATACGATGGAACTGTGAAAAAAATAGATTGTCAAGTAGAAGATTTTGTTTTTACTACACAAGATACAGATGATTTAGGTATAAACTTTGATGCAGCAGATGTCGTATACGCTGGATATAATTCTTTGTTTAGTGAGATAAATTGGTTTTACCCTAAAGCAGGATCTACACAAATAGATAGAGTAGTAAGTTTAAATTACAAAGAAGGACTCTGGACTATAGGATCATTATCTAGAACAACTTATTATGATAAAACAATATATGATAATCCTTACGCTACAGAATACAGCACTACCACGGCACCAAGTTTTCCTATCATACAAGGGGTTACAACCGTTAACGGAGCTACTACTTTGTATGCTCATGAAAAGGGAGTTAATCAAGTAAAAACTGATGGCACACAAACTGCAATAATAGGCAGTATCGAAAGTGGAGATTTTGAAGTTGAAAGTGGTGGAACTGTAAGAGGTGATGTTTTTATGAAAATAAGAAGATTTATTCCTGATTTTAGAGCCTTGTCTGGCAACGCTAAAATTACTTTAAATTTAAAAGATTTTCCTAGTGATACAGAAGTAAGCAGTAGTTTAGGACCTTTTACAATATCTTCATCAACACAAAAAGTAGACACAAGAGCAAGAGCAAGAGCAGTTAGTTTAAAAATAGAAAACGTTACTACAAATGAAAACTGGAGATACGGAACATTTAAAGCGGATGTCCAACCTGATGGTAGACGTTAATGTATGGACATTAAAAACATAGTAAGTATTGATGATGAAAATATTTGGAAAAGTGATCATACATCTAACCCTTATGCAATAGTATTAAACGCTAAAAAAATATGGAAATTTACTAAACATGAATGGCCAGATCAATTTAAATTTTATGCTGATATGATTAAACAAAATGCAGAAGATTTTAAATGGGGTTTACATAAACAAAAATCATTTAAAATGTTAAAAATAAAAGAATACTGTTATTTTATGGCACCACCTGATATAATATATAGAGCTATAAGAAAAGAACCTGACAAAAAGAAAGGTAAACGTAAATGAAAAAAACTAAAAACAAAATTAAAAAAGTAGTTACAGCTCTAAAAAAAGCATCAAAAACTCACGCTAGACAAGCTAAAACATTACAAGGAGTAATAAGTGGCAGATCCAAGAAAAGGAACAGGTAAAAAACCTAAAGGTTCTGGCAGAAGATTATATACAGATGAAAACCCAAAAGATACGGTGCGTATAAAATTTGCTACACCAGCTGATGCAAGGGCAACAGTTGCAAAAGTAAAAAGAATATCAAAACCTTATGCTAGAAAAATACAAATATTGACTGTTATGGAACAACGTGCAAAAGTTATGGGTAAAACAGAAGTAGTAAGAATTGCAAAAGCTGGTAAAGTAGCTTTAAAAAGAAAGAAACAAATTGGCTAAAATTAATACATTTATTCCAGAACCAAAAGAAGAATATAATATTGAAAATCAAAGACTGATAAATTTAGCTATTACACAAATAATACAAAAATTAAATTTTAGTTATCAACAAGAAATTAAAAATGAACAACAAGCTTTTGAATATTTTTTATCATGACAATACAATATAAAAACCAAGGTTTTAAACAAACTGATACAAGTAAAACGACAGTATTTACGTGTCCTACGAATGCAACTGTTATCGTTAAAAGTATTTATTGTGCAAACAATGATGCTTCCTCAGCTATATTAGTAAATATGAACTTCGTAGATTCATCCGACTCAAGCACTGAGTATGAATTTTTTAGAGATGATGTTGCGGCTAAGTCACAAGTTAATGCTTCTCCTCAAGGTTTAAATCTTGAGGCAGGTGATGCTATAACTGTGCAAGCAGCAACAGGTAGTAGTAAAATACAAGGTCTAATAAGTTATGCTTTGATTGATCGTTCTCAAGAAAATGGATAAAATAAGTTCTGCTATTTTTAAAATAGATGAAGCTTTAGATAAAAAAGTTTGTAAAAATTTATCTGAATATATAGAAATTAGTCGTAGTGTAAAAGCTACTTTATTAAAAAATGGAAAAAATATTGAAGATACAAAATATAGAAATGTGCATACTATTCCTTTAAATCCAAAAAAAGAACATGATGCTTTATATAATAAACTTATTTTTAATACTTGTTGTAAAGCAATACAAAAATACCAAAAAATATTTCCAAGTCTACACCAAGAGTTAAAACTAGAGTCAGTAAATTTGTTAAAATACACGAAGGGTAATTTTTATAAAAAACACATTGATGCTTACCACCAAGTAAATAGACATTTATCTTTTATTATAAATTTAAATGAAGGGTACAAAGGAGGAGAATTAATATTTTATTACCCACACAATCAACAACCTTACAGTAAAGTAGAATTAAAAACAGGAGATTTAATTATGTTTCCTAGTAACTTTATGTATCCTCACTCTGTAGAACCTGTTTCATTAGGTACAAGATACAGTGTAGTTTCTTGGTTTAGTTAATACTTGACTTTTTATAAGACATATCTGATATTGTTTTAATGAAAACAATACAATGCACTTCACAAGAAATATACAGAAATAAAAAAACTAATGTAAGATATGCTACTAAAAAAGATGCTCAACACGATGTAGATAATCCAAATACGGATACCAAACAAGAAGACATAGTGTGTGATGTAAATATTATAGTGCCAAAAGAAGCTTTATCTATGATCAGTAAAACCAAAGATGAAAATTAAATACGATAGGTTTTATTACAATCCTTTACCAGAAGAAGTAATGATAGGTGTAAGTCGTACTCACGGACACGGTATTTTTGCTAAATGTGAGATACCTAAAAAACACGATTTAGGTATGAGTCATATAAAAATACCTATTATACATGGCTATGTTAGAACTCCGATGGGAGGTTTTTTAAATCATAGTGAAGAACCTAATTGTCGTTTGTTCATAGATTTAGATTGGGATGATTATCTAGTATACAAAGTCATTACTATTAAAAAGATAAAACAAGGGCAAGAGTTGTTATTAGAGTATGGTGCTTGATGTTACCTAGAGGTGGAACAGAAATACAGCATCATTTTTTATCACACTATGTTGATGATAATTTATTAGATCAGTTTCAAATATGCACATCAATACCAGGTAAAGTAGAATTAAGCGAAGATAAAATAAATATACTTTGGCAAAAAAATAGTCACGACCAACCTAATATATATCCGTGGTTTGAAGATAAAAGTAATCACGATAAATTTGATTGGTATGTTTTTAATAGCCATTGGAACTATGAAAAGTATAGATATAGATTTGATATACCTACCAATAAATGTCACGTGATAAAAAATGGTGTTAATAATTTTCCTGCACTTACGCCTTTTAAAGAAGGTAATATGGTGCGTATGCTTTTTCACGTCACCCCTTGGAGAGGACTGAATGTGTTATTAGGAGCTATGAGTTTATTAAAAGATTGTAATGTGCATGTAGATATTTTTAGTAGTTGTAAAATATATGGAGATCAGTTTGAAAAAGAAAACGAAAGCAAGTATGAACCTTTGTATGAACAAGCAAGAAAATTAGAAAATGTTAATTACATAGGGTATAAAGAACATTCTTTTATACAAAAATATATCTATCGTTATCATATGTTTGCTTATCCGAGTACGTGGGAAGAAACAAGTTGTAATGCAGCTTTAGAAGCTATGGCAGCAGGATTGTTTTGTATCGTTACAAACTTTGGTGCATTGTATGAAACGTGCTCCGAGTTCCCTGTATACGTTACTTATGAGAAAGATACAAAAAGACTTGCTAGTAAATTTGCTACAGCTATTCGACAAGCAGTAAACACGATACACGAACCAGAGGTACAAGAACATTTAAAAATGCAACAAGAATTTGTTAAAAAGTTTTATAGTTGGGATAAGAAAAAATTAGAATGGACAAATTTTCTACAAGCTGTTTTAAATGACAGAAAAGGTTAAATTATATTTAGCAACCCCCGTACATAGTGATGTATCTATGCACTACACACAATCTGTAGTAAGACTACAAACTGAGTGTTACAAAAAAGGCATTGAGTTTACACTTGAATTAATGAAATCAAGTTTAGTAACACAAGGCAGAAACTTGTGTGTATCTCATTTTTTAAACTCAGATGCTACTCATTTACTTTTTATTGACAGTGATATTTTATTTTATCCACAATCTATTTTTGAAATGTTAAAAGCAGATGTTGATTTAATAAGTATACCTTATCCTATGAAACAAATACATTGGGATAAGGTATTTAATAAAATTGAAGATATACCTAATATGACAGAATTACAAAAAAACACAAGTGGTAATAAGTTTCCAGTCAAGATTAAAGATGCAGAGAGTGACATAAAATGTGTAGATGGTTTAATAGAGCTTAACTTTGCACCCACGGGATGTATGTTATTGAAACGCCAAGTTTTTAATAAGATGATACAGAAGTATCCTAAAAAAATTATAAAACAAGAAACTGAAATAGATGGAGAAACTATAATCAAACCTAATTTATACAATTTTTTTGATACATACTACGATGAAAAAGAGCAAAGGTACTATGGTGAAGACTTTGCTTTCTCTAGATTATGGCGTAATATTGGCGGCACTTGTTATGCTTTGATAACCGAGTATATAACACATGTGGGTGAGTATCAGTACACAGGTAGGTTAATTGATGAAATGGTTGCTGTAGGTATTGATGTCTCTAAGAAAAAAGAGTAAACTAAGAATATAAATAAGGAGATTCATATATGGTACCTTTAATAGCAGCGGGTGCAACTTTTTTAATGGCAAAGGCCTCTGGTGCTTCAAACAAACAAGCTTTACTATCAGGTATTACTGCTGCAGCAGGTGCTTATGGTGCTGGACAGCTAGGTGGAATGTTAGCACAAAGTGGTTCAGTGGGTGCTCCGACAGCAACACAACTTTTCGGTCAAAAATTAGCTAGTGGTATAGGACAGTTTTCCGTGGGAACTGCCGCAGGCTCTGTTCCAGTAGCAATGGAACAAAACAAGATGGCACAGAAACAAGCTCAACAGTTAGCCAAGCCTTTTGGTGGAGAAGAGCAATACACACAAGCATACAATACAGCAGTACAAGATATGCAAGGTTTAGGTCAAAGAGCTACCTATGATGATCAACCAACTACAAATCAAAGTGTCTATAATTTTCAACCTCCTATGTTTACTGCAAGAGAAGGTGGTATTGCCGAGATAGCAAAATATAGAGAGGGTGGTGTAAATTACTTACCTAGCAAAATAGACCATGATGAAAAAGATGTTAATAATTATGTACGTGCTACAGGATACGTAGAAGATGGTAGCGGAGTTGGTGATAAGGATGAAGATACTATGTTAGCACAATTGGCAGATGGTGAATTTGTAAGTAGAGCAGATGCAGTTTTAGGAGCTGGCATTATGAGTGGAGCTAACCCAAATGATTTTAAAGAAATGCGAAAGTTTGGAGCTAAGTTTTTTTATAATCAACAAGATCAAATGAAGAGAATATATGACTTGGTGACCTAATGGTTTTGACCGATGAAATTTGGGCTGTATTAGAACCTGCTGCTCGTATGGGTGAAGGTTTTACGAAAGAAGATTTAGAGAAAGGAATTAAAGGACATCAATGTTTTTTATTTACCAAAAACAAAAGTGCAGCAGTTTGTATCAAAATAAAGAATACTTTACGTATCGCATTAGGAGGTGGTGATATGGAAGATATGAAAGAAATATTTACTGATATTGAAGATTTTGCAAGAGCAAGACATTTTAATGCAATAGATATATTAGGTAGAGAAGGATGGTTAAAAGTATTACCAGGTTTTAAAAAACAATGTGTTTTAATGAGAAAGGATATTAAATGAATTT